AGGACATTTTCAGTTTTTTTTAAGACAATAGATTTTAGTACTATGTCTTTTTTGAATCCTACTATTAATTTAGTAGTGCAAGTAAACAACCCTACTGATATTACAGCGGAAATACAAAATATAAAAGGCGATTTATTTATTGATAATAGTAAAGTTGGTTATGTTATAGGTATTACGCCAACAACATTGGCAACTGGTAGTGCAATTTTAAGAATACCAGTTACATTGTCTTATACTGGAGTAGGTGATTTAATTAAAAATATTAATACTAAAGGTTTTAAATTAGTTTTTAAAGGAAGTATAATGATTGACTTAATTACTTTACCATTAGAATTTGAGTATAATATATGATTAGTAAAAATGCGGTGCTACAAAAACTAGCACCATTTACCAATTTTAAAAAAGTATTGATAGATGACCAAAATACTAACGATATTATACAAGGCATTTTAGATAATCACGATAATTATCAAAATGAATATGATAAGATAAGTGAGATGTTTATAGGTAGTAATGAAGTTGAAACGGCAAATAATGTTTTTGATTTTTTAAAACAAAATGTTCCGTACTACATTGAACCAATAGAAAAACAAACATTGCGTTCCCCCAGCGCAATTTTGTCAATGAAAATGGGTGCAGATTGCAAAAGTTATGCCAGTTTTATTATTGGAATAATGAGTAGCTTAAATAGGAAAGGAATTTTTTTAGTACCACTAGCTTATAGATTTGCTAGTTATAGATATGATACAAAAGAACCGCAACACGTTTTTGCAGTATTATATCCGGGTACAAAAAATGAGATTTGGGTAGACCCAGTACTTGCCAAGTTTGACCAAAGGAAAGAACCAATATTTATAAAAGATAAAAAAATAAAAATGGCACTAATTGCAATGTCGGGAACGGCAACACAAACGGGAACATCACTACAAGAAATGGAAAGATATAGGGATAAATTAGTAAATATGCGTGATAAATATCTAAATGCTGGAGTATTAACATATGGCAGTAGTAAAGAATTAGAATTTAAAGTAGCTATTAATAAAGTAACTGAAGCAATACAAAACGCAAGTATTACTGGTATAGGTCAAATTTCACAAGAAGTAGGCGCAATAGATTGGAATAATATTTTTGGAAAGTTAATTGAAACAGCACCTAAATTTATACCACAAGGCGGTGGCGGACAGCAACAAAATTTTCCTACATCTAATTTACCACAGCCTAGTACTGGTTTAAGTACTAATACTTTGTTATTATTTGGTGTTGGTGGACTGGCTTTATATTTTATTTTAAGAAAAAAATAAATGCAATATTATAACAATTATATAGGTTATAAACAAACTAGTAAGCAAATTGGTATTGTACCAATTACAGCTGCAACTGGTGGTGCTGCATTGCCAATTACTGCCATTATTGATGTTGCATTATTAGCTATACCTTTTTTAACTAAATTGTTTGAAAGTGATGCAGCTAGTTATAATAAATTTATTAATAATTTAAATATTCAAATACAAAATCAAGACGCACGTCAAAGATTAGGTACAATCATTGCAACCGGAATAAAATTAAGTAATACTTTTAAAATAGGAATTTTTGCTGATGCTTTTATAGATAGAGTAGCTGATATATTTTTATGGTATAGACAAAATTACCCTAATGATTATCAAACTTTATTACCACAAGACAAACAATATTTTAATGATACTATATTATCCTTAAAAAATAGAATAAGAAGTGCAAGTGTTAAAGCAAAATATGATAAAGCAATGTTTACTAATACTGAAATAAATTATATATCAAGTCCATTACAAAAAGCTTCTAATATATTAAGTAATCTTACAAAAAATCCTACTAGTTTACTTTTATATGGTGGTATTGGTTTAGGACTATTATTACTATTAAAAAAATAAAAAAAATATGAAAAAACAAAATTTAATTTACATTGTTGGTGGTTTAGGTATATTGTTGTATTTTTTTATGCGAAATAAAAATACAACCTCAACTGGTGCATCTAAATATCCAATGGGATTTAATGAAGGTGATTATGTAAAAGGGCCCTTTGCTGATGATGTATATGTACTACAAAATGGTACAAAGCGTGCTGTTGCCAATAGATGGTGGTTAGCAAATTTTGGTGATAATTATGAAAATGTAAAAGTAGTTAATCCAATATCACTTAGTCAAATTACTAGCGGCCCAGTTTTAGATATTTAACTTTTTTAACCTTTATAAAATATAACAATGACAGCGGCACAAAAAACAGCAAAGGATAAATTTAAAAAAGCTATTGCGTATAGACAAAAAACTGGCGTTTCTTTAAAGGAAGCGTTTGCACATATATACGGAAAGAAAGTTGGAGCAGTAAAGAAAAAAGCAGTAAAAAAAGTTGCTCGTAAAGTTGCAGTTAAGAAAATTACTGGTATTAAAGAAGATAAAAAGCGTCAAGCAAAAAAACCAGGTAAAAGAGTATCAAAATCTGGAAATACATATTATGAAAATAGAAGAAACAGAAGTGATAAAGGAAAATTATTAGGTATTTATAGTATTGGAGAATTATTTGATATATCAGCTATTAAAGATTTAGATGCATTAAAAAAACAATATATAAAATTATCAAAAAAATATCATCCTGACGCTGGTGGAACTACTATACAATTTCAAGAATTACAACAAGAATATAATATATTATTAAATAAAATATTAAATAATTCTCAATTAAACCAATCACAAAAACAAAATGAAAAAGAATTGGATTTAGCAATTAGAGAAATAGTTGATAATTTAGTAAATATTGAAGGTTTAAATGTTGAATTAATTGGTAAATGGTTATGGATATCTGGAAATACATATCCAGTAAAAACAATTTTGAAACAAGCTGGTTTAACTTTTATAAAAAAAGAAGGAAATCCTTTTTGGGTATATAAAGGAATTGAAAGTACATCAAGAGGACAATCAAGTATGGAAGAAATACGTAAAAAATATGGAGTTTTTAAAATTGAAGTGCCTAAATTAAAAAAAATAGGTGCAATAATAAAATTAAATAAAACAAAATTAAAATCAGCAATTAATAAAGCAAAAAAAGCTTTAGATAAAAGACCAGTTTAATAACAATTTTCACAATAATTAAAAAACAAACAAAATGGCAAGAAGAAAAAAAGCAACTAAAAGACGCACAACTAGACGCAGAATGTCTGGTATCGGTGCAATGGGTAGTCAATTAACTAGTGCAGTTTATACAATCGCTGGTGCGGTTGCCGCTGGTGCAGTAGCTAAATTTTTACCTTCTACAATGAACGAAAAACTAAAAGCAGCAGTTCCAGTTGTAGTTGGTGTAATGTTACCAAAATATTTAAAAGGTAATATTGGCGCTGGACTTGGTGCTGGTATGGTAGCCGCTGGTGGTCTTAAATTAGTACAATCATTTGGTATCTTAAATGGTATCGGTGCTTATACTGGTTATCAAGTTCCACAAGTAGCCGGTTATTATAACAATGCCGGAATGGTAGATACTAGTTATATGACACCAGCAATAGCTGGAATGGATGAGGAAGGATGTTAATCTAACTTTTTACACTTTTAATAATAAATAAAATACAATACAATGGCAACAGCAATGGGTTCTAGAATGGTATTCGAAAATGCAAAAGCATTAGTAAGAAGCCTAGGATATGGCGTAGACCAAGCGGTTTTAACGCAATCTTATTTACGTAGTGAGGTAGCTTTATCTACTTCTATTGCAAATTATCATATACCAGTATTGGTAAATGATACTCAAAATGGTTCAGTTCGTGTAAACGAAAAACGTCTTAATTTACAAGATATTTTTGTAACAAGTGAAATTTCAGTACAAATTGGAGTTGGTGCTGGTACATCTACTAAAGCACCTTTATATACTTACCCTAATGGTGTCGTATTTACTTCTTCAACTGATGATGATTTATGGAGTATTTACAATGGTTCTTTAAATTTAACAATAAATAATCAACAAGTATTACCAGCTTGGGATGTTTATCGTCACTACTATGTTCCACAAACACAAGGTGGTGTTGGTATTACGGCTCAAACTATTTTCCCAGTTGACCAAAATGATGCAAGTGCAGATTCATTTTACCCAGTAGAGCCGGGTATTGTTATGAATGGTGCTGCAAATATTAATTTCCAATTAACTGCTAATGGTGCTCCAGCTTCAGTTTTATCTAATAGCTTTATTTGTGTAATTCAACGTGGAATTCTTTTACAAAACGTGACTATGGTTAAGTAAAAATATGCTTTTGCGAAGCTAAACGCAACTGCCAGCGGTCAGTAACTACCGCTATTTTTTAAATTTTTAAAAATAAAGATATGCGTATCAAAAGATTTCAAGTAATTGAGGTGCCAGTACCAAGTGGTAGCACTTTGACATTTTTTTCTATACCTGACCAGCCACAGCTACGTAATGCTAAAATACAAGCTATTCAATTTTATACGCCTACTGCAATTACAAAAACGCCATTAAGCGGAGCAACGCCAACAACTTTGGCTGACCTTAAGCAATCGTATTTAACATTGTATCAAGGTGATTTACAAATTTTGTATAGAATGCCATTATTATCATTAAACAATATTTCGGATTTAACTAGCCCTTTTGTTTTTGAATTACCCGAAATGAATGATATTGATATTAGTTGGACAAAAAGTAGTATTACAACTTCGGCGGCATTAGGAACAACTGGAGTAACGTATAGTTTTGGAGTTTATTATTATTTATAATATAATTATATTATGGCAGTTCAAAAGGCAATGACAACAGGAACTAGCGGAGTAATGGATTGGTTTGACCGAAATGCAACCAGTCCTTACTATTCCGTTTGTGAAATTATCAGCCCAACAAAAAAGGAATTATTATTTTCTTGTAATGAAGATAGTGTTGATAATGCTAGGCGCATACTTGAAGAAAATATATCAGCGTTTGAACAAAACGGAGTTAATACTTTATATGCTTTAATCTTACATCCTAAAAAGGATAAGACCGGATATATAACTATGAACACGCCTTCTCACGCTATGTTAAAATTCCGACCAGCAGAATTAGAGCAACCAGTTTACGGAGTAGGTGCTTATACTGGTGGTGGTAATGGTAGCAACAGCTATGCTATGGAAAAAATAATGGATAAATTAAATATGCTTGAAAGCAGATTAGCGGCAGCCGAAGAATTTGATGAAATAGAACAACCGCCACAAAGCCCAATTAATACTATGTTAAGCAATCCCCAAGTACAAGAGGCTTTAATTAGCGGCTTACTTGGTGTGGTAGGTAATATGTTAAATGGCGGTAAACCGATAAATGCAGTTGCTGGTATAGGTAGTATAAATGACGAAGCAATTATGATTTTAGATAGTTTAATGAAAAAAGGAGTAAGTATTGAACATTTAAAAAAATTAAATGCTATGACTGATAGCAAGTTACAAAATTTACTAATAATGTTATAATGTCAACAATTACAGCAGATAAGGTCATAAATAAAAGTTTATACGCAAAAGGCGTTGTAAATGTATATAATTTACCAGGTGGCGCAGTTACTAGAGTAATTAATGACGGCGGACTTATAGGTATTGTATATTCATACGTATCATATAATGGAGATGTATATTGGCAATTTAAAAATGCTTATGGCGTTCCTTTTTATGTTAAACACGATACAAATTTAAGTTTACCGGGATTGGATGAAATAGTTACAAAGATTAAGGATGAAAATATTGCAAAGCAAATAGAACAAAAAGGAGCAGTTAATTATTACTTACAAAAATATTTGCCTTGGATTGTGGGAGCAGTTGCAGTAGCGTTGATATTTCCAGCAGTATATAAAAGTGTAAAAAAGTGAGAAAGGAAAATATTATATTGTTAGTATTATTAGGAATTACATTGTATTCGTTTACAAAATCAAAAAAACGAAAGGGTAGTGTTATGGTTGAACCAGTATATACATACGAGTTTTTACCGGATGATTATAATGCACCAGATTATCAAGATTAAAAAAAAAACTATGAAAAATAAAAATTTATTGTTATTGCTAGGTGCTGGATTGGCATATTACCTTTTTTATAAAATGTATGCAAAAAAAACTACTACTAATAATGTTAAAAAACCAGTAATGTCACCAGTATTAAATAATTTAGATAAATCAAGTATTTATTTAGTAGATAATGTAAAAACAGCAGAATTAGATTATACACCAAATACATATCAAACTTTTTATGGAAAAATCAACGGACAAATTAACAAAGTTCCTAGTACTTGCTAACTTTTTTAACCTTTATAAAATAATACAATGGCTAATTTTAAATTAAGTGCTGGATATATAGAATATGATGTAAATTTTATTACTTATGACCAAAATGGTTTTATTACAAGTAGTTGTAATACAATTACATTTTTTAATCTAGGTAGTAATTTAGTTACAATAGAGCAAGTACCTTTACAGCAAGGTCAAAGTTTTTCAATAGACGGAAATGCTGGAGAAATTATTAAAAAACAATTTTTAGCAACATTTACCGGTGCTGGTACTAATCAATTACTTACAATACAGAAAAATTATTTATAATGCCTATCAATAACGGGGTTACTAATCAAAAAGGTACTCCAGCGTTTTATACTGATACATTTGCTAATCGACCAGCTTTTGGATATGCTGGTAGAGTATTTATAAGTACTGATTCCGGACAAATTTTTGAAGATACTGGTACAGCTTGGACTTTAATTGCAGATGCCGGTGTTGGTGGTGGCACGTTAAGTTCAGTATGTTTAAATGGTAATACAACCGCATCTGGTATTGTTATTACTGCTGGTGGTTTAAGTAGTACTACTGGTACTTTTAGCGGTATTGTAACTACGCCACAAGTAAAAGCATCAACAAGTGCTGGATTAAGTATTAATGCAAATAGTGGTACACAAGTTGCAGATTTTGGTGCAGGAGGTGGTGCTAATATGACTTTATTTGGAGGTTTATCTGGTACAAGTGCAAGTTTTTCAAGTAGTATTACTGGAAATACAATAGTAAAAAGTGGTGGTACATCAAGTCAATTTTTAAAGGCAGATGGATCAATAGATTCAAGTACCTATTTAACAACTGGAACTGCAAGTACAACATATGTTCCTTATACTGGTGCAACAGCTAATTTAGATTTAGGAATTTATGGTATTACATCTGGTAGTATAGGTAGTAACGGCATTGCACTTTCACAAATTTCAGGAGTTAGTGCTTCAAGTAATAGAACAACTATTAATGGTGACGTTAATGGACTTAAAATTAATCCAGTAACTGCTTCTTCAAATTTTCTAACATTTCCAAATACTGGTTCAAGAACATATACTTATCCAAATGCAACTGGTACTTTAGCTTTAACAAGTGATTTGTCATCTTATTTGCCATTAGCCGGTGGAACTTTAACTGGTGCTTTAAGTGGTACAAGTGCTACATTTAGTTCTACTTTAGGTGTTACAGGTGCTTCTACATTTGGTAGTGATTTGTTTACGTATGTAAATGGTGGAATATTTTTTAATGGTGCTTCTTCTTTTGCAAGTGGTATATTTCAACAAAGTGGTGGAAATTTAGCTTTGCAAACTGGTAGTACACCTAGATTAACTATTACAAGCGGTGGCAATGTTATTGTAGGTACCGGAACTGATACGGGTGGTAAATTTCAAGTATACGGAGATTGTGGTTCAGTTGGTTCAGGTGCTATATTAATTACACAAGCTAGAGATTTAAGTTTATTTTATGGTTTTTTTGCACAAGACAATACACAGATGTTTTTTTATAATAGTGTTAATGGAGGCGTTGGGGTATTTGCAAGAACAACTGGTATATATACTCCAATATCGGATGTAAATAAAAAGAAAGATTTTGAAGCATCTACAATAGGTTTAAATGCAATTTTAGGTTTAAAACCTACATTATATCGAATGAAAGGTGAAAATAATACTGAAAAACATTTAGGTTTTATTGCTCAAGAGGTTAAAGAGTTTATACCACAATCATATGTAGAAGGTAAAGATTTTATAGGGTTAAGTGATAGACCAATTATAGCAGCTTTAGTAAAGGCAGTACAAGAATTAAATGATAAATTAGTAAAAAATAACATAAACTAATATGAAACAAATACAACCAGTATCTATTTGGTATAACGGAATTATGGTACAAGCAACTATTTTTAATATGACAAGTATTAGTGATAATTTAAGTACAAGTGCAACTTTTTATTATCAATTAATTACATCCAGTAATCAATACGTGGCACAAGGAAATTTAACAATGACAGATTTTGATTATGATGCATATACAACAAGTCCAGATTCAAATTCATATGCGTATCAATGGGGTGCAACTCAATTAAACTTAACAATTATATAACTATGGAAACTACAAAGGCACTAGAAATTCTTAAGGCATTAATTGATGAATCAATTAAAAAAGGTGTTATTGGTAATTTAGAAACATCAGTCCAAGTGGCTGAAGCGTTTGGAACTATTGTAAAAGAAATTCAAAAAACAGCGGCTAGTAATGAATCATAATGATAATAGTGTATTAGGAAGTGTAACCAGTGTAGGTGCTTATCTATTAAGTATTAACCAAATTAACGCATACGCGTCTTTATTTTTAGGTTTACTATCCGGTGTAAGTTCTATATATACTATTATCAATATTTATCAAAATAAAAAAAACAACAATGAAAAATCGTAAAACAACAATATTTGGTTTATTAGCCGCAATCGGCGGTTATTTTGCAACGGCTGGTACCGGTAAATTACAAATTATCGGACAAGCGGTAGCTGGTTTATCTACATTTTTACTAGGTAATGCCGCAGCAGATAGCAAAAAAGACAATTAAAATACTATGACCAGGGATAAGAAAATATTAGCTGGTATAGTTATAACTACAATAGTATTAATGATGTTACGAAAAAAAATAGCTACGGCTTTAAATAATACGCCTTTTGGGGTAATTAGCGACAAGTTATTTAATGTAATATCAAAATTTGAAGGATTTATTGCAGTTCCAGTATGGGACTATATGCAATATAGTGTAGGGTACGGAAGTGGCTATAATTGGGATGAAAAAAGACCAGTTATTAAAACTGATATTATTGACAAAGAAACGGCAAAACGTTGGTTATTATTAGAAGCTAAAGATAAATATGCTTTTGTAATGTCAAAAGTAAAGGTTCCTATTACAGATAACCAATTATTAGCTTTAGCTAGTTTTACTTATAATGTAGGGGATAATGCTTTTGCTGGTAGTACTTTATTAAAATTGCTCAATAATGGTACAAATAAAGACATTGTTGCACAGCAATTTGATAGGTGGGTTAATGCTGGGGGTAAAGTTAATTCTGGCTTACAAGGTCGCAGAAAGGCTGAAAAGCAATTATTTTTATCATAGGGGTTTGATTTGCATAGTTGGTGTTAGAAGGGGAGTTTTTACTCCTCTTTTTTTATGTATATACGTTGATAAAACTTTTTAGAACTTTTTTCGTATAGGTTATAATAGTCGGCATCTATGGATTTAGCAAAATTTGTAAAATTGTTAATATTAGCAATATTATGATATTTCCTAGTTGGTGTCTTATTAGCCATAAAAACAATAGCTGTATAGAGAATTTTAGCCATTTTTAAGGGGTTTATCTACTATTGTAAAATATCGATTATCCTCTTGTTTAAGTGCTTTAATCTTACCTTTTATGATTAATGGCGCAATGGCCCGTAAGATAGTTAAAGGTTTCCACTTGGTAATATCTTGCAAATCTTTAATACTAACTACTTTACGTTGTAAAATAATAAAATAAATTTTTGTTTTATTGGTCATATTTAGTATTTTTATACTGAAAAAAGTTAGAGTAGGCAATCATTTGTCTATTTTATAGTCAGCCAAGTAACGCCATAAAAAGCATTACTTGGTTTTTTTTTGACTACAAACTAACCATTAGTATTTTGTAATTTTTGATTTTTGTATAAAATGTTGAAATATTGTTATTATAATTATCCAAGTAGCACATATTACAGCTAAAGGAAATAAAATAAAAATTAAATAAAAGCGTTTTAAGAATATCATAATTTATCTATTTACAATTTTATAAAAAACAATTTTAGCCAATTCCCAAATAATTATAATTAATATTATTTTCATAAAAGTTAAAAAGTTAGAGTATTTTATAATTGTTTTGATTATCCTTTACAATGTAGTTTTTACTTATCCATATTTTAATTAAGTTTTTTGCAAAAGCTTTACTAGTGGCGGTGCGTTCTATAATTTCGCTAGATATATCTGCATACGGCATAGGAAATGTTACAATTTGGTGCAATAATCGTTTACTTTCTATTTCATCTAAATCAGTAGCTTTTTTACCCGGTGCTGTTTTTTCTTGCTCGGTTTCTACTTGCTTAAATATACCTTGAAAATTCATTAAAGTAACTGGTTCAAAGTCCGAATCACTACGCATAAAGCGGCTGGATAGTACATAAGTGTTTTTATCTTTGTCTTTTGTTATATCAAGCGTACTTTGTGCAAATCTATCACTAGCACTACCAATGTGTCCAGTAGTGGCTAAATTGCTTTTTGACTGGTGTAATACTGATATTAGTAAAATATTGTGCTGCTTAGTTATTTTTTTTAACCATTTAGTTAACAAACTACTTTCTTTTTCATCATTTAAGTTAACCAATAAGTCCAAAAGTCCGTCAACTATCAAAATAGCGCAGTCCTCGTTCAGTTCAAGGTAGCGTTCAATCATTTTACAAATTGCTTTGCTACTATCCTCACGCACTTGGTATGCGTCAAAATAGGATGGCAGTTCATTTAATTCGGCAAATCCTTTAATTTTATTTATAGTTCTGTAAAAATCATAATCGGAGCTTTCCGTATCAATTAAACATATTTTTTTGCGCCCTATTGGGGATTGCAATTTCATTGTAAAAATATCATAGGTATTAAATGCGCTACTTATCATAGCGCAAATAAAAGTTGATTTTCCGGCTTTTGTTACGGCAACCCCGAAAATATACAAAAGTTTTGGAGTGAGCCTATATGTTTACCACCAATGGTAAATATAATATTTTCCTTACTAGGTATAAAGTTGGGGTTGTATTTGCGTTTTAAAAGTAATTCATCAATGCTTATCTTATAGTCAGTATTTTCCACATTTATAAATTTTGGTATAAAGCACATATTAGGAAAGCAGTAATTAATATTACTACGGCTTGTCCATTAGCGGTCAAAAATAGCCATTTGATTGCTTTTGTCATTGTTTAAATATTTAATTTTTTCATCTAATTTTTCTAAAAATGTAATAGCTTGTTCAATACTTACATCCATTAATACAATATCTAATTCGTCTAAATTATTCATTGTTTTAGCTTTATAAATTTCAAGTGCAAAATGTTCAATTTTAGATACTCCCGGAATCGGCACAATCAAGCGTTGAAAATTATCTTGTAGTGGTACTACTGGATAAGCTGGTTGAGTTAAATTGTTCATAGTTTTATTTGGTTAAGTAATCAATATGATGTTTAGCAGATGATAGGGTTATATGTTGGGACATATCAAGCGCAACAATATAAATACTTTTTTTATCGTCAACTATTATAATATAATTTTCATAAAATATTTTACGCATAATTATAAATTTTTTAAGTGTTGATTTAAACTAGCAATATCCTTATTGTACTGGTCAATACTATCCTCTAATATGTTAGCAATTTCATTAGGTAAATGAAAAGGCAGCATATCATTTGTTATCCATATTAATTCCTCGTAATCATTTTTACCAGTTACAGATAAAAGGATAGAAACATTACGATAAGGAGTTTGCTGGTAAATTTGTACCAGCATATCCCTTTTATTTACAATTTTTTGTATTTCAAGTAATACAGCGTTGGTACTACTCAATGAGTTAAAGTGCATCATTTTTTAAATTTTATAGTCAGTAAAATAATATAACGATATAAAATAAATACTTATTGTTGATATTACCAATAATATTATTTTTAAAGGTCAAAAAAGTTAAGATAATAGTGGTTTTGGGGGTATTTCTATTTTATTTATTTTTCTAGTCGTTCGCTAAAGGCGAAGCGATAGCAAAAATAAATAAAAATAAAACAAGAATGTACATTTACCCGAATTTTTTTTCCACAATGCCAAAATTTAACATTTTAAAGCATATTTTAGCCATTTTTAGGGTTAAAATAGCCATAACAAATAAATAATTTGTTTATTTCAATAATTGCAGTAATTTTATAGCAATTACAATTTATGGGCAAAAACTGGTGGATAATTCCGGCTTCAATAGTTGGATATATACTTTACAAAAAATATGTTCTATCAAGGACATTTTCAGTTTTTTTTAAGACAATAGATTTTAGTACTATGTCTTTTTTGAATCCTACTATTAATTTAGTAGTGCAAGTAAACAACCCTACTGATATTACAGCGGAAATACAAAATATAAAAG